AGGAGATGTCCGCCGCCTGCGATCGATTTTGGAGCAAGACGCCCGAACGCCGGAAAATTGAGAAATCACGCCAACGCTCGGGATTCAACTACGGCAATTCACATGAATAACACATTCACCGCAAGAAACGGCGAGCCTGCCTATATGCCAGACTACGACCTCGACACACCCGAGGACACCCTCGCCGATGAACTCGGCACGACGCCCGCCGTGGCCCGCAAGGTCTTGGCCATGCTCCAAGCCGCCGAAGTGCGCCAGCAGGCGCTGACCCTTGGCAAAGTCGTCGGCCTTTTGCTCGAGACAAACAACCTGCCGGTCATGGCCAACGCCATTGCTTTCGCGGCCGGCCTCGATCAGCTCAACGGCAAGATGTCGCAGGCGCAAGTGGCGCGGGAGCTAAAAGTCACACGCGCCCTTGTCTCCCATTATGTCGTCGGGGTTCGGGATTTCCTATCAGGCAAAAGCCAGACATTCGACTGCACCAAGTTCCGTAAGTCCAACAAATCGCGCCAGACCTTTAGAGAGAAAGCGACGGATCCATTCACGGCGGCCAAGGCGGCTGCCATCGCCAGATACAAAGCCAGCAACCACATCACCACAAAATGCAAATAATCGACACCACCATGTTCACGCTCCATGCGCTGAACTTACCCGAAACCCTCACCCCCGCCGAGTGGACGAATATCCACAAGGACATCCTCGTTTGCAAGCGCGCCGCCTCCAAGTGGCTCAGCCAGTCGAGAGACTACAGCACGGCACGGTGGGGCATGGAGTTCACCGCGGACACCGAGGCACAGCTCGAGCTTGACCTCGGCCTCACCTTGGCTGACGAGAAGCCAACCCTCAACCCGGACGACAAGACCAAGGCCATCGTGACCATCGAAGGGCTCTCGCAGAAGTTCACAGTATGGGAGAGGAAGATGTCCGACGACATCGGCAAATGGGACCGTGACCGGCTCGAGCGCGCCCTCGAACTCCTCTCGCCAATGGAGGCGACAGCGGCACGGATCCGCCAACTCCTCGCGTGACCTGCCCAACATGCGGCACCGACACCCGCGTCATCGCCACCCGTGACGGATACAGGCGCAGGCTATGCACCAAGGGCCATCGGTTCGTAACCATCGAACAGGCGCACGAAACGAAATTCCCATGGCTATCCAAACCAAAGCGCAAGCCATTGAAAAAGAAAAAGAAACCAAAGCAGGACGACAAATGGATCGAACGCATCAACGCGAAGCTGGCCGACTCCGAATGAGGGGGTGGCATGGGAACCCTACCGAAACCATTCAACCATCGCAGTTTGCCAGTCGCTCGTCATTCTTTTGAGCGTTGCATAATTTGACATCGTTGCACAAGCCGTGGGAATCACGGAATTAAGCAACGCGTTAAACATCGACAAGTCGGTCGTCTCCCGCCTCGTCAAGAAAGGCATGCCCACGACCAGCGTGGACGCCGCCCAGGCGTGGCGCGAATCGAACGCACCGCCGCGCGCCAAGCGTGGGCAACGCGGCACACCGCCACCGGCGCCGAAACTCTCAAAGGTCGCCGAACCTCCGAGAGTGTCAGAGCCTGCCGAGCCTCTGCCAGTTCCTCCACCGCCGGTTCACGACAGCGCACCCGAACCGGACGACGAAGACAACACGCCGCGCCAATCCCTCCGCCGTGCCCGCCTTGCCGAGAAAGTCGGCTACAACGAACTCGTCATCTGCAAGCGCAACGGCGGATCAGTCGAAGACATCCGCAAGGCAAACCAAATCTACATCGCCAGTCGGAACAACCGCATCAAGGCCGAGAAGGATTTCAAAGACTGGCAACGCCAGGAAGCCATCACCCTCTTCTACGACGAAGCGCGCGACATCACGAGCCGCCCGCACATCACCGCCAAGCAGCTCCTCGAAGTCATGCCCAAGACCCTCGCCACCCGCCTCCACGGCCAACCGCAGAAAACCATCGAGGCCACCCTTGCCGAGTGGGCCGACAACCTCACGACCATCATCCGAAAAGCAATATGAAAATCGAACACCTCAAAACCTCCGACCTCATCCCCTACGCGCGCAACGCGAAAAAGCACGACGCCAGCCAAGTCGCCAAGCTCGCCGGGAGCATCCGCGAATATGGCTTCACCAACCCCGTCCTCATCGACAAAGACAACGGCATCATCGCCGGTCACGGTCGCGTGCTCGCAGCTCAATCCCTCGCCCTCGAGTCCGTTCCCTGCATCCGCCTCGGCCACCTCACCGACACGCAGCGCCGAGCCTACATCCTCGCCGACAACCGCCTCGCGGAGATCGGCGGCGGGTGGGACGAGGAAATGCTGAAGCTCGAGCTGGCGGACCTCGCCGCCTTGGATGTCGATGTCGCCGAGATTGGGTTTGGCGCTGAAGACCTCGCTGAAGTCCCGGAGGAAGAAGAAGAGAAAAGCACGGACGGAAACTTTGCGGAGCAATACGCGGTCACGGTTATCTGCAAAGACGAAGCGCACCAGAGAAAAATCTACGACAAGCTCACCGCCGACGGCTTGGAGTGCAAAGTTGTTTGCGTATGAAAATCGAAATCAGAAACTCCTGCCGAGATTTCAACTCCTACCGGGCAGCCCGAGTTAAATCTTTGTTTAACCCGGAGCGCGGAGACACCTTCCACCTCGACGCGGAAATCCCAGGCCCCGATGACGATTGGCAGATTGGCGTTGTGGTCGGACCGTCGGGAACCGGCAAGTCAAGCATCGGGCGATCCATCGGTGGCGGCATCACAGACCTTTACCACGGCTGGCCGGATGACGCGCCTATTGTTGACGCCATAGCGCCAGACGGAGACTTTAACGAAGTCACCGGCGCGCTCGCCGCCGTAGGGCTTGGCGATGTCCCGGCATGGCTCAGACCGTTCAAGGCTTTGAGTAACGGACAGCAATTTCGAGCCGGGCTTGCGCGTTGCCTGTGCGACCCTCCGGATATTTTGGTGGTCGATGAGTTCACCTCCGTGATCGACAGGCAGATTGCCAAGATCGGAGCGCTTGCGTTTGCAAAAGCGTGGCGCAGAACGAAGGGCAAGAAGGCCGTTCTGCTTTCCTGCCACTACGACATTCTCGACTGGTTAGAACCCGACTGGGTTTTCGACACATCAACCGGACAAATAATAAAAAAAGCGAGGGCGGCGGCCCTTATAAACGCCCAAGAATCGAACTGGAAATTAGGAAGGTCAATTCCGGTTACTGGCATCTCTTTAAGCCGCATTACTATTTAGACCTGCCGATGCCAGTTGCGGCCGAGTATTTCGTTGGTATGGTTGACGGCGAGCCCGTCGCGCACTTGGCCGTCGCGCCACGGTTTGAAATTCCAGCATACCGGGCGACAAGGCTTGTGGTCATGCCGGAGTGGCAAGGCGCAGGCGTAGGAACTAAGTTTCTAAATTGGGTTTGCTCCTTTCACAAAGGCGGTGGCGGCAGGAAGGGCTTAAAACTTCCGACATATTTTCACACCTCCCACCCGCAGCTATGCGCTTTTCTCAAGCGGTCGAAAGACTGGCGGCAGGTTTCGGCGGTTCTTAACGGCGGCAATAAAAAGAAAAGCGCCGCAAGCATAAGGAAAAGCGGAAATGTAATCGGAACTGGCTACGGCGGCCACTTCCGCGCCGTCCAAGGATTCAAATACATAGGAAAATGAAAATTCTTCTTGCAGGTCAAAAGTGGTTTGGCGCGGAGGTTTTCCGTGAACTTAGGAAACACCCGGAGGTTTCAATCGCCGCCGTATGCTCCCCGGTTAGCGGGGAACGCGAGGACAAGCTCACCGCGCAAGCAAAACTCTGGCGCGTCCCTGTCATACCGTCGGGAACGCTCAAAGCGGCAACAATGCCGGACGGCGTTGATTTGATCGTTGCCGCTCATAGCCACGATTTTATCAGCGAAAAAACAAGGCTCCGCGCAACCCACGGCGGCATTGGCTACCACCCGTCTTTGCTTCCGGTTCATCGCGGCCGCGACGCCGTGCGGTGGACGATTCGCATGGGCGACAAAATCACGGGAGGGAGCGTTTACCGGCTATCAAACCGAATGGACGGCGGAAACATCATCGTGCAAAGGCATGTTTTTGTTCGCCCCGGCGATACCGCACAAACGCTCTGGCGCGATTTACTTGGACCGCTAGGCGTGGAACTTCTCACGCATTCCGTCCTGCGCTACGCCCGCGAAGGATTCATAAACGGCGAACCACAGGACGAAGCCGTTGCGACTTGGGAACCGTCCATCGACAGGCCGCCAGCGTTTAGGCCCGACCTCATCATGCTGCCATATTCCAAATGACCCCCGCCGCCGAAGCCCTACGCGAGCACCTCCGCTCGATCTACGCGCCGATTGACCGGCGCACCGTCACCGAGTGGTGCGCTGACGAGGTGATCCTGAGCGAGCGGCAAACGCAGATGCCCGGAGCATTTTCGACACGCCTCACGCCCTACCTCCGCGAGCCGCTCGAGTGCTTCGGCGATGTCGATGTTTCCGACCTCGTGCTGGTCTTTGGAACGCAGACCGGCAAGACCACGATGGTGCAAGCAGGCACCGCCTGGCGGATCGTGAACAAGCCGCAGCCGGTCGTGTGGGTCATGCCCACCGAAGGCCTCGCCCGATCCTTCTCCGAGACGCGCTGGCTCCCGCTCTTCGATGACAGCGCCACGCTCGCCGCCCAGAAGCCAGCGGACCGGCACCGATTCAAAAACCTCGAGCAGCATTTTTCGCGGTGCTCGCTCGTCTTCGTCGGGTCGAACTCCCCGGCGAACCTCGCCAGCCGTCCCGCCGGACTCCTGCTCATGGACGAGGTGGACAAATTCGCCCGCGAGACAGACCAAGAAACCTCCGCGCTCTTCCTCGCAGAGAACCGCACCAAGTCCTTCGTCGGCGCGCTTCGCGTCAAGACCAGCACGCCCACCACGCCGGACGGCGCGATCTGGCAGGAATACCAGAAAGGCACCCAGGAGAAATTCATGCTCGCCTGCCCGCATTGCCACGAGCGCATCGAGCTTTTGTGGGAGCAGGTGAAGTGGGACACCGACGCAAAAGTGGCCGGCAAGTGGAACATGGCCCGAGTCGAAGAATCCGCGCGCTACATTTGCCAGCGGTGCGGAGGCGAGTGGAACGACGGCCAGAAAATCGAAGCACTCCAAGACGGCAAATGGCAAGCCACAAACCCCAGCGCCCAGCGAGGCTTTCGCAGCTTCCACCTCAACTCCCTCTACGCGCCGTGGCGCTCCTGCACATTCGGCGCGCTCGCGGTAAAATTTCTCCGCGACAAGGACACGCTCAACGGCCTGCAAGATTTTACCAACAGCACGATGGCCATGCCGTGGGAGCAGGTCGAGACCAGCATCGGCGACGCCAACATTCTCAGCCTGCGCGGCGACTACACGCGCGGCACCTGCCCGATCGAGCCAGCGCACATCGTCACCTGCGCCGACATCGGCCAGGACAAACAGCACTGGACCACGGTCGCCTTCGACGCCAACGGCCAGAGCTATGTCCTCGACTACGGCACCACGCTCACCATCGAAGACCTCCTCGCCGACTCGCCCCGCCGCATCTACCGCACACCCAGCGGGCAGGAAGTCCGCCCCGAGTGCGGCCTCATGGATTCCGGCTTCGCCACATTCCGCGTCTACACCGCCTGCCAAGTCAGCGCCGGATTCTGGCACGCCGCCAAAGGCTCCGGCGCAACATTCGGCAGCCGGATCGGGCGCACCGTCATCGAAGATTTCCCCGGCGTCGTGCTTTACACCTTTGTCGACCACGCCATCAAAACGGAACTCTTCATCGACCGCATCCGAAACGGCAAGCCCCCACTCGCCATCCCGCGCGATACCACCGAAGACTTCCTACGCGGCATGAGCGGCCAGCGCCTCGTCCCCCGCAAGACCGCCACCGGGCAAGAGTTCGTGTGGAAATCCGTCGCGCAAGATCACTACATGGACGCCGTAAAACTCTGCCATGTCGCCTGGCACATCTTGAAAAACTGATCATCTC